AAGAGCAAGTGTGAAGCAAGCATTCCTAAAAACTCTTCGTCATCCAACAGAATTAGTTTATGATAAAACAGGTAAAGTAAGTAGAGTTTCAAAAGCATTAGCACATGAATATGCTGGTGTTGCGGAAGCATATCTATCAAAGTATTCTTATAGAACACCAAAAGAGACAATGGCTTCTCGTGTTACTGTTGACCCAAAGACTGGTCAAGAAAAATCTGCAAAGACATTTACTGCAAAGACAGACGCACAATCAGATTTAACAAAATTAGAAATGGTAAAAGGTAGAGTTAAAGAAACAGGTAAACCACATGAAGTAACATTCATTGGTAAAAAAGGACCACAACTCCAACCACAAAAGCATAGAGAAGTTGAGCATAAATTAGAAGTTAGAATGCATGTTGGTGAACCACATGTATTCCATAAGGGTGAAAGAGTTCAATTAAGAGCAACAGGAAATGGCGTACATATTGTTGCACCGGGCGAAAAGAATGATAGAATAGTAGCACACACTGGTATGTTGAGTTCACCACATTTCGGTGGTGTTGCAACAAGTAAGGGTAGAAGAGAAGGTAAAGCAACAGAAGCCAGAGTTACTCAAATGGCAGTAAAGAGAGCAAGGATTGCAAAGAAAGTTGCAAAGAAGAGAAGACTTTCAAGTGAAGTTAGAGAAAAAGCAGCGGCAGTTCAGGGAAAGGCAAAGAAGTTAACTCCTCGACCCGTAGCACCTGCTCCAGCACCACCTGAAAGTGGTAAGAGTGAAATAGGTGAATTTAGAAGTAGAATTGCAGATATTATGAAGCGTATGAGAAAAGGATGAAGTAAGTGAAAATTTTTAATCATGTACCAGTTGAACTAAAAAATAAACTAACAACTAAAGAAATAGACGGAAAAAGATACTATGTTACAGAAGATGGTAATTCTTATCCGTCTGTAACTACAGTCACAGGTTGGGAAAAGAGAGAGTTCTTTGCTGAATGGCGAAGAAAGAATCCAGAAGAATCAAAAAGAGTTCTTCGTCGTGGAAACAAGTTCCACTCAATCATAGAAGCATATTTAAATAATGAAATAATCAATCCTGATGATTATTCACCAGGTGAGTATTATTTGTTTTCACAATTAAAGTCAGAACTGAATAAGATAGACAACATTAGAGCACTCGAAACCGCACTACAATCCTCTCTGTTGGGTTTGGCAGGTAGAGTTGACTGTATTGCTGAGTTCGATGGAAACCTGTCTATAATCGACTTTAAAACCTCTTCTGCGGAAAAAGATAAGAAGAGTATTAAAGAATACTTCATGCAAGCAACTGCATATGCTATTATGTTTCAAGAACAAACCGGCATACCAGTAAAGAATATTGTTATTTTAATGAGTTGTGAAGATGGTGCTACTGTTGTATTTCAAGAAAATCCTTTAAATTATACAAAACAATTAAAGGAAACGATTGAATCTTTTATGATAAATAATTCATGAAATGGAACATAATTTTCCATCAGATACATGTGTCTTAGCCTGTTCTGGTCCTTCTTTAAACTCAGTTGATGTTTATAGTCTAGGATTACCAGTAGCGGCTGTAAGTACGGCTATTAGAAAAATATCACATCCCAACTATTGGTTATTAGCAGATTATCTGAACGAAATGCATGGGGAAGAAGGAAAGAATGCATACGCAGATCCGAACATAATAAAAATTGTTCCTGACAATAAAATATCTGCTAATTCAAACCCACAATCTCTTGTTCTTTGTAAATATGATACTTCCACACGCTGGCCAGATTTAGATAAACATCTTTTTAGTGGAAATCAACCATTTGTAAGAGGACCACACAAATCAGTTACATTTGGAATACAGTGGTTACATTTCATTGGAATAAAAAGAATAATTTGGGCTGGAAATGATTTAAGTGCTTCAAGTATGCGTGGTAAATATTGTTACGAAGTAAAAGATTTTGATATGAAAAAGGAATACAATTACCACAAAACCCTAGATCAGACAACAGAAGCATTGAGAAAGTGGTATCCGATAGCGTTACAAAGGGGATTTGAATGGTATTCTTGGAATTGTGGTCCTGTTTTTGAATCATTTGTTCCAAAATTTAATTTAGAATGGTGGAATGATGAAGGTCAACACAAGGTAGATAAAAAAAATTTAAAATTTGAGGTAAATGAAAAGGTAAAAATAGAAACAATAACAGAAAATAGACCAAAACCACCTAGACATTTACCGAAACAACACAGAGATCCACCTATAATACCACAAAAGCAAGAAACTGTAATTATAAATCAACAAAAACAACACGAAGACGATTTAAAAACAAAAATAATAACAAAAAGTGAACCAGCAAAAGAAGTGGTTTCTAATATAAGAAAAGATAGAAGACAAAAAATAGACATCAGAAAGAATTTAAGATCACTATGAACCAATTTAAGATCATAAGTTTTCATACAAACAACGGAATCTATGCCGAGATGGCAAAGAGACTGAAAGATTCTTGTAAAAAATTTAATTTAGAATATAGTATAGAAAAATATGAGGATCGTGGTTCATGGGTAGACAATTGCAATATAAAACCAGAGTTTATTTTAAAAAAATTAAATGAAGATGTTGATTGTGTTGTATGGGTAGACTCAGATGCTAAGATAATGAGTTACCCATATTTGTTTTTAGATACACCTATGGATTTTGGTGTTAGGGGAGAACCGGGAGCAAGAAAGAAAACCCCTGTTGGAAGAGAAGAAATAGAACTTCCAAAGAATTGGCCAGTTCAAACAGAATTGATGTGGTTTAATTCTGGTACTATGCTGTTTCGTAAATGTAAAAGTACAATAAGAATGGTTGAGAGATGGTTGGAACTATCTAAATCAATGACAAGATCATGGGATCAATGGAGTTTACAGCAAGCGTGGGCAGATGTACAACCAACTACTGAATGGTTTCCACGAACTTATTGTCAGATAGATAGATTACATGGAAGAGACAAAGCAGTGGTTTTACATGATTTAGCATCAGTTATGCAGAGAGTGGATAGAAAATAATGTACCCCGTCACTATTACTTTTTATACTCCAGAATATAAAGAAGAAGCAAGACAGTTAGAAGAAACCTGTAAATTATTTAATTTACCTTTTTATTCTTATGAAAAGAAAAGTAAAGGATCATGGGTTCATAATTGTACCATGAAAGCAGAAGTAATTCAGGATGCTTTATATTTACATAAACAACCTGTTTTATGGATAGATGCTGATGGTAGATATAGATCACATCCAACAATATTTAATTCAAAGGAATTATATGAATGTGATTTTGGTGCTTATTTTATTCCTAATGTTTGGAATCAACCAAGAAACACACATCTAAGACCTTGGGGTACTGATAGAGGAGATGAAGCACTTGCAGGTGGTACTATGTTTTTTAATTATACCGATAAGTGTTTTAATTTAATAGATGATTGGAAAAAAGAGAGCCAATCAAATCCTACTAGATGGGAACAACAAAGTCTCCAAAAAGTTTGGGATAAATATGATAGAGAAGGATTGAAGACATATTTCTTTAATCAATCTTATTGTAAAGTTTTTGATTGTAAATGGTTTGAAGAAGAAAAAACAGTTGTTATTGAACATACACAAGCCAGCAGAAAGCTGAAAGGAACAATAAAATGAAAAAAACAGCATTGGTATTGGGTGGTGGTGGATTCATCGGGTCGCATTTAGTTAAGAGATTAAAAAAAGAAGGATACTGGGTAAGAGTTGTTGACTTAAAGCACCCAGAATTTGCTACAACGCGAGCAGACGATTTTATTGTTGGTGATTTAAGACAACAATCAGTATGTGATGATGCCTTTGGTAAAAAAATAAATACTTTCGATGAAGTGTATCAATTGGCTGCCGATATGGGTGGTGCAGGATATATTTTTACTGGAGAAAACGATGCTAATATCATGCATAATTCTGCCCTTATTAATTTAAATATCGTAGAACGCTGTTTAAAGAACAAGGTGGGGAAAGTATTTTACTCTTCATCTGCTTGCATGTATCCTGCATACAACCAAGAAGATCCTGATAATCCTAAGTGCTCTGAAGATTCTGCATATCCAGCAGCACCAGATAGTGAATATGGATGGGAAAAATTATTTAGTGAAAGACTATTTTTAGCATTTGCTAGAAATTATGGAATGAATGTTCGTGTTGCTCGTTTCCACAATATTTTTGGTCCAGAAGGAACATGGACTGGTGGTAAAGAAAAAGCACCAGCGGCTATGTGTCGCAAAGTTGCTCAAGCAGAAAATGGTACTTCCATCGAAGTATGGGGCGACGGTCAACAAACTCGTTCCTTCCTTTATATCGATGAATGTATCGAAGCGGTTCGTAAGATGATGGAATCTGATTTCCAAGGACCAGTAAATATAGGTTCAGAAGAAATGATTCGTATCAATGATCTAGCAAAAATGGTAATTGAAATTTCAGGAAAGAAGTTAACAGTCAATAATATTCCTGGTCCGGTTGGTGTTAGAGGAAGAAATTCTGATAATAAACTATACAAAGAAAAGATTGGATGGGAACCATCACAATTGTTAAAGGATGGTATTGAGTTGACTTATTCTTGGATAAAAGAACAAACAGCAAAAACTTGCTCAAGTCCAAAGTGTTGTAAAATGGTTTCATCTGCTCAATTAGATATGAATGATAAATTTGGTCTATATAATTCTTAATTATGAAAACATTATTTATAACTTATTATTCAGATCTATCACCCAGTACTTTTTATAGAGATTCTGCTATTTCATTAGAATCAAAAATAAAAGAACTGGGTGGTAGATTGTACTCTGAACAATTACCAAGTCTTGGTAGTTACGCAATGAATTGTTTGCGTAAACCAAAGTTTATTTTGGATTGTTTGAATAAATTTAAAGAACCATTAATATGGATTGATGCTGATTCAAAAATAAATGAATTACCAATAGAATTGGATAATTTGGAAGAAGATATTGCTTGTGTAGAAAAATCAAATGGTTGTCCAGAAAGTGCTTTAATTTATTTTAACAATACTGATAACTCTAAACAGTTTATAATTGAATGGATGAATAGATGCTCTGTTGATGTGCCAGAATTAGATCATCCAGTTTTAAAGGAAATGTGGTTTAATAAATATGGTGAAGGAAAAAAGAAATCATTAAATGATACAGTTTGTTCTGTAAGAAATGATTCAAAAGTGACAATCATAATGTCAAAAACGCAAGGAAAAAGAGAACATACACGACAAGTAATGGATAGACGACAAAAAGAAGGAAAAATTTTATGAATCTTTATGTGGAATATTTTTATTTTAAAGATGATATAAGAAACAAAGAAGTTTTTGAATCATTTGATGCAAATAATAAATTAAATTGTATTGAAAATATAATTGTAGTTGGTGAAGAGCAAATACTTAATCATTTAAAACAGTATTTAAATAATAAACAACATAAAGTTAAATTTATAAATTATTCTGAAAGATGTTCATTTCAATATATGTTTGATCTTTCAAAAAATTATAAATCTTCTGATGGTGTATCATGTGTTTCAAATAATGATATAATTTTTACAGAAGACTTTGGAAATATGAGTAATAAAATTACAGAAAATGATTTTTATTGTATTTCTAGACATGAAATTAATAAAAGTTTTTCTTTCGGAACAGCAAAATGGTCGCAAGATGCTTGGTGCTGGAAAAATGAGTGTAAAATGAAAAATTGTAATTTTTATTTTGGTGTTCCGGGTAATGACAATACTCTTCCACATCATGCAATGAATGCTGGATATACTGTAAAAAATCCATGTCTATCGTTTAAATTATACCACAATCATGCTTCAAATATTAGACCAACTCAAGAATTTTTAGAATCAATACGATTGGATAGACAATTTTATAAAGAAGTACCACCCTGTTCAGTATGAGGAATTATTATGCAAATACAAGCAATCGGTGCGCCATTTAAAACAGAATGGTCATCCAATAGTAACAGATTACCTGAAACTTTTTCTTGGACTAAAGAAGAAAAAGAAATAAAAGTTTATATTGATAATGGTATTGTTCGTGGTGCAAATGGAAATAAAAACAATAAAAAGTTTGCATGGTTCTGTGAATCACGAATAGTTCGTTATCAAGTTTTTGAAGATATCAGGAATAATTTAACAAAATATAAAGAATCATATCACAAGATATTTACTTGTGATGAAGAATTGCTATCTCTCGATAAGGATTTATTTGTTTTTGCATTTTCTGGTAGCAATCTTCCTTGGACACCACTGGATGAATATAGTTTAAACAACAAAACTAAATTAGTATCTTTACTTGCTTCCCCAAATGCTAGCACTGAAGGACATAAGAACAGAATAAGAATGGCAGAAAGATTCAAGGATTCTGTTGATTTATATGGTGGTATATTTGGTAGTAAGAAAATAGGTGTGAATGATGGTGAACACTATCATCATAAGAAGAAAACAGAAGCTCTTAAAGATTATATGTTCAGTATAACAATCGAAAACTGTAAATATAATACTTATTATACAGAAAAGATAACGGATTGTTTTGCAAATGGTACTATACCGATTTATTACGGAACAGAAAAGATATCCGACTATTTCAATACTGATGGTATAATTTTCCTAAATGATAATTTTAATTTATCAGACATATCCGTTAATGTATTTCAATCAAAATTAACTGCAATAATGGATAATTTTTATAAAGTTAGAAAGATGAGAGGATCTGATGATTACCTTATGGATAGGATCAAAGAAGTAATATGAAAAAAATAGTATCATATTCTTTATTTGGTGATAAACCCAGATATACTGTCAATTCATTGATCAATGCAGATCTCTGTGCTGAATATTATCCCGATTGGAAATGTCGGATTTACTATGATGGTACTGTTTCCAATAGAGTTATATCTGAATTAAATAAAAAATCAAATGTTGAATTGGTAATGTCTAATGGAATGGGTCATGCAAGAAGAATGTGGAGATTCCTATCATATGACGACTGTGATGTATTTGTTTCTCGTGATATTGATAGTTACATCACAAAGAGAGAAGTGTCTGCAGTAAATGAGTGGTTAGACTCTGGAAAAAATCTTCATGCAATGAGAGATCACCCACATCATAAAAATAAGATACAAGCAGGTATGTTTGGTCTTAGGAAAAATGATAAACTACAGAACATTAAGTCGTTATATGATAATTTTATTAATAGTAGTAATAATCATCTAAGTATGGATGAAGTATTCTTAACAGATAAGATTTATAATCTGTATACACATGATATGATAGTTCATGATGATAATAACTTTCATTCTGATAAGACGAATGACTGGAAAGAAAGTATTCTATATAACGATGAATATGGTCAATTTATTGGTAGAGCACAATATCCACCATCTATACACCAAGAAGAATTTCAAAAATATGAAAGGATTTTACGATGAAAGTAGATTATGTTGTAGTGAGTTCAACATGTGATCCTTTCTATTTGGACTTTTGGCCAACTGTGTCCATGATATGGAAAAGAAAGTTTAATTATACTCCTGTTCTTTTCTTGGTCCATAGTGATAAGTCCGTAAAGGTTTCAGAAGAATATGGTGAGGTGGTTTATTTTGATCCAATACCAGATGTTCCTCTGAATGTCCAAGCACAGTGCTCACGGTACTGGTTACCAATAACAAAACCAGATGCAACTTGGATGACTTCTGATATTGATATGTTCCCAATATCAAAGAAATATTTCATCGATAATTTAAGAAATATACCAGATGACAAATTTGTCAATATGAACGCTAGAGGTATTGGTATATTTCCCTGTTGTTATAATGTAGCAAAGGGTGAAACTTATAAGAAAGTTTTAGATTTACCAGATTCTTATTCTGATTATCTAAAACAAACAGATTGGCAAAATTTTAGAAAAGAACATTCACATACTCCTCAAAATAGTGGAATGGACTTATATCATTGGGGAATAGACGAATATTATCCCAATAGAAAAATGGAAAATTATCAAGACAGAAATGTATTTGTTTTAACTGGTAGAAATGGATCACCAGCAAGAGATAGATGTCCTTTAAGAGTTGATAGACAATATTGGAATTCTTGGAAGGAAGATGGTGTTCGTGATGAATATTATTTGGATGCTCATAGTCTAAGACCATATAATCAACATAAAGATGAGATAAATAAACTTGTATCTCTTATAATGAAGGAAATATAACAATGATAACTATAAAAGGATTTGGTAGAGCGGGAAGATTGGGTAATCAGGTATTTCAATACGCTCTTTTATTTTATTTAAATAAAACAAAAGGTTATGATATTCATCTCCCATTAGATGTTGATTGTCAGTTTTGGAAATGCTTTGATCTACAAAATGTAAAGATACACCAATATGGAAAACAAAGTGAATATAAAATATTTCATGAAAGATTTGGTTCTTGTAATTTTGATGATGTAGTTTTACAACAATCCGATAATACAATTTTTGATGGTTATTATCAATCGTATATGTATTTTGATAGTTTAAAGAATGAACTGATACAATCATTAAAGTTTAAACAGCATATAATTGATGAAGGTAATCAAGAATTATTAAAATATAAAAATAAAAAAACAGTAAGTCTTCATATAAGAAGAACAGATTATTTGGATTATGTTGATAGATGGGGTGATTTATTTTCCGATGGATTCTATACAGAAGCCACTAAGAGTATAAATGATGAAACAGAAAATGTTTTAATTTTTACAGATGATAATGATTTTGCTAGACAACATTTTACAAAACCAAATTATTATATAATAGATAAAAATGAATATGTTTCTCTTTATATGATGACACAATGTGATAGACATATAATGTCAAACAGTTCTTTTGCATGGTGGGGTGCATATTTAAGTGGTAAGGATAATGTTATTTGTCCTAGACCTTGGTGGAATAAAAACATGCCAGCACCAAATCATGAACAGAAAAATATAACAAAACCAGAGTGGCAACATATAAACAGTTTTCATTTTAAAGGAAGATAATATGCTAATAAATTTAACAATGATATGTAATAAGTATGGGTTTAGACCAAAGGGTGTAATACATGGTGGTGCTCACATGTGTGAAGAGAAAAAAGATTATGATCACCTTGG